GAACCAGCCCTGCAGGGAACTATTAATGTAGTACCGGCGTCAAACACCAGTGCAAGCAACAGTGAAATAAGAAGTGCTGTATTAACGGCAATAAATAATTATTTTGATATTAATAATTGGAATTTTGGAGCTACTTTCTATTTTTCAGAATTGAGCGCATATCTGCATGCACAGTGTGGTGATTTAATCAGTTCTGCGGTGTTAGTCTCAAATGATCCATCTAAGCCATTCGGATATCTATATGAAATAACTTGTTTACCATATGAAATTTTCACAAATGCTGCAATTGCTAATTCAATACAAGTTGTGCCCGCATTAAGCCCATCATTATTACAAATAGGATACCTATAAATGGCAAAAATTAGAACTCTTAATTTTCTACCAGAATATTTTCAAACACCGACAAATGCTCAATTTCTGGCGGCGACGTTAGATCAGATAGTTAATCCTCCTAGCTTAATGAAAATGCAAGGATATGTCGGTAGTAAATTTGGATACGGTATCAATGCCACGGATAATTATATTCCAGAAACCACAGCAACTCGTAGTAATTATCAATTAGCACCAGGTGTCGTCTTAACGGCCCCGAACACTTCCATAACGTCAACGTCCGGAACAGCAACCGACTTTATCACTTATCCCGGCATGATTGATGCTCTTAAATTGGCAGATGGTGTAACCGATGACAACAGTAAGTTGTTCACTAGTCAATTTTACTCATGGGATTCTTTTACTGATCTTGATAAACTTATAAATTATACTCAATATTATTGGTTACCTGAAGGCCCTCCTCCGGTGACAGTCGCTGCTGCAACAGTATACACCGTGCAAGACTACAATGTAACATATCTCCAAAATGGATATGAAATTTCTGCTGGAATTTCTAATGTAGGATCAATTAATCCACAGATCACGTTGCTTAGAGGTGGAACATATACTTTTAAAGTCAATCAAGAATCAAATTTTTGGATTCAGGGACAACCGGGTGTAACGGGATATTCTCCCACACAGCCAACACTTTATACGCGTAATGTTTATGGCGTTGAGAATAATGGAGCAAGTAATGGATATGTTATCTTTACTGTTCCACAGGCGAATGCTCAAGACCAGTACGTTTTTTCAAATAGCACTAGTGTTGACTTAGTAAGCAATCTGTCATTCAGCCAAGTTGAGGGACAGTTGGTTAAAAATTTTGCTGGAATTGACGGAGTAACTTCTCTAGAGGGACTTACAGTATTATTCTATAACCCATCAATCACTAATGAAATTGGCTATACATCAGAATATTATGATGAAACCCTTTATGATGATAATACTGGGACTGATCCTAGATTGGTAGTGCCTCCTGTTACGCTTCAAATCGCATCATGTGATAACACATCCTTTACTTTAGCGACTGGCAGCACCAGTATGCTAACGGTTAATAATACAGTAACTTTCTCTACCTCAGGCAGTTTTCCCATTTTTGGTGGAGTAACTGCTGGTCAGGTATATTATGTGAACTCAATTTTAAATTCTACGCAGTTTACCATAACCGATAAGATTGGAGGCAATAACATCACGTTAACTCCAGCGGCTGGTCAGATGACATTGAATGTAAATCAGGGGCTATGGGAAGAAGGCTTCTACTCAAACGTACCCCAAAACTTCTATACTATAAATTATGTCGGTGATCCAAATAATCCATTGATTCGCTTATTCCCGACCTCTACGGTGCCATTGAACACTAACATTGTTCCAAAATATGGTAAAGAATATACTAACGTTCCTTTTTATCGGAGCGTTGATTCTAACAATATAAGTTATATTAATCCAGTACCATATGTCACCGCGCCACTCAGTACATTGTATTATCAGGACGGTACCAATCCAAATGATGTTGGTGTTATTAAAATTATTGATGCGAACTTAAATGCAACAATTGACGTAACTACAGATATTATTGGTCAAAAGACTTATACTTCTCCAAATGGAGTAGTATTTACTAACGGACTATTAGTTAATTTTAATGGAAATGTTATTCCAACAAATTACCTGCAAGGACAGTACTATGTTCAAGGAGTTGGTACTGCTATTGAACTAATACCGTTTAATCAATTAGTATGTCCAGAAAGTTTTACTCAAGAAGAATATATTCCATTTGATTCAGATGGATTTGATGATCTTAATTATGACGGCGAATTAAATGTCCCCGCTCTTCAAGATTACATCACGATTGCTCGTGGCTCAATCAGTAGAAATGCTTGGTCACGAAGCAATCGTTGGTTTCACACTGACGTAATTAGTGCGGCTGCAAAATACAATAATGATTCAAATATCATTACCACTTATGCTAATTCTACCAATAGAGCAAAACGTCCTATCATTGAATTTTATCCAAATCTTAAATTATTTAATTCAGGGATCGTAGGAAAGTCGGCAGTTGACTACATTGACACCAGAGTGACTAATGCCTTTACTCAGGTTGCAAATACATATAACTATTATCCAGATATTCAGACGTATAGTTCATATAGTGCCACCATCGCTGCAGTAACTGCCGCAACGTCAACAACAATTACTGTTCCAGCTAGTGCTGTTACTGGATCATTAATTGATTTAATGTTTATTGCAGACTCATCGGGACTGTTACCAGTAAATTCTCAAATCACTAACATTACTGGCACGACAACACTGACGTTGACAGTTACATGGGAATTCCCACAGAATGTTTCTGCCGGATCAAATGTGTCAATTTTTGCATCAGAACTTGACGTAAGTAATTATGCATTATTCCCCAATGCTCGTGTTATTTTCGCAAATGACGCTGATCCACAGGTCAGAAATAAAATTTACGTAGCAGAGTTTTCACAAATTTCCCAAGGTTCCAGACCCGTAATTACATTAACCGTTGCAGAAGATGGTGTCTGCTTAGCAGAAGAGCAAACAGTAATTTCGCGCGGCTACTATAACCATGGCTTAACTTATGTGTATAACGGTAACACATGGGATCAGGGACAACAAAAGATATACGTAAATCAGCCACCACTTTTTGACATTTTTGATAAGAACGGAATTTCACTTAGTGATCCGACCATTTATCCGGGAACTTCTTTTGCAGGGTGTAAACTTTTTGCATATGGAATTGGGTCCGGTTCCAATGATGCAATACTTGGATTCCCAGTAAGATACAGTAACATTAATAATATTGGTGACATCAGCTTTGATGTGTCATTGAACAATGACACATTTTCGTATATTAATGGCACTACCCCAATTACAGAAAAGGTAAATATTGGTTACGTATATAATTATACTGATATTGCCATGGAAGTAAAACAGCTAGGTTGGCAAACTGCAATCGCTGACAGTGTGCAGTATCAAGTATTTAATTACAATTTTGATCCATTGGTTAACACAACTACATCATTTGTATGTGATGTTGCTGCTCTCAGTGAACCAACATCAGATAATCCCGGTTGGCCAACGATCAAAGTATACATAAATAATACATATGTAAACCCAAGCAACTATACTGTTAGTGTTGGTCCTACTACAACTACTATAACACTTGCAAATGTTCCGACTGCAAAAACTGTAATACAAATTCTGGTACTTAGTGACCAAGTAAGTAACTTGGCTTATTATGATATACCAATCAACTTAAATAATAATCCATTTAACGAAGATTTAGCCATCGTTAATATGGGTGATATTCGCGACCAATATCAAGACATATACATTAATGCCCCAAACACAACGGGTCCAATTTTTGGAGCCAACAATTACAGAGATTTAGGTAATCTTTTGCCATATGGAACGAAGATTATTCAGAATTCTGCCTCTCTTGTCTTGCCGGGAGCATTCCTTCGCTCACCTAGATATAATATATTTGATGCTCTTCTGTATAACAGCCGTGAATACATTACATATAAACAGTTGATTGTTAATACCGTTCAGAACACTGACTATGTACAGCGTTATACGCCTTCACAAATTTTAGATGTGGCATTGCAAAAAATCACTGCTGCAAAAACCCGCGACCAGTCATTCTTTTGGTCAGACATGCTGCCGTCTCAGACGCCATACGTGTCAAATACATACACATTTAATAATTTGTCAAGTAGTACATTTTATCCACTAAGTCAAATATATAATTTTGCAACTGCGAACTATAATGGAGTATTGGTTTATCATATTACCAATATTACTGGCGTTACCGTTGAAAAGCAATTGTTGTCTGGCGTCGATTACGTAATTAATACGGATTCACCATCATTAGAAGTGTTGATTAACCTACAGGCAGGGGATCAAATTATTATTAAAGAGTATAATCAAACATATGGATCATATGCGCCAAATACTCCTACAAAACTGGGACTATACCCTGCATTTCAGCCTGCCATTGTATTGGACTCTAATTACACAAATCCGACATGGTTCATAAAGGGACACGATGGATCATATACTAAACTTTATGGAACTTATGATCAGATTCTGGGTGTACTCACCGATTTCAGAGATCAGGCATTATTTGAATTTGAAAACAGAGTGTTTAATAATTTGAAATTAAGCACCAAGATTCCAATTTCAAAATTTGAAATCGTACCCGGTTTCTTTAGAAATCCAACATATAGCTATAAAGACTTCATGTCTATCTATAGTCCATTGTTCCTAAATTGGGTTGGACAGAATCGTTTAGATTACAAGACGCAATATTATAATAGCAGTAATACTCTAACATATAATTATACTAATTCAGCAAATAGACTGAATAATGCTCCTATTCAACAAGGATATTGGAGAGGAGTGTATGAATACTTTTACGATACAACAACTCCTGATCAAACTCCTTGGGAAATGCTCGGATTTGCCAATGAACCAACATGGTGGACAACGCGCTATGGTCCACTACCATATACAAGCGATAATGGTATTCTTTGGGGTGATCTTGAAGCAGGTTATATATGGAACAATGGCAATCCGTATATCAATACGGAATTTGCCCGCCCCGGACTGTCAAAAATAATTCCAGTTGACACGAATGGCACATTGCTTTCACCATTTCAATCAATTATTGGAAACTACAACCCAAGCACTTTCCAAAAAGACTGGGCTGTAGGAGATGATGCTCCAACAGAATTTTCATATCGTCGCAGTTCAACTTATCCATTTGACCTTATGAAAATTTACGCTCTGACTCGTCCTGCTGAATTTTTCAACTTGGGAGTCGACTTGGACAACTACCAATATAATTCTGATTTTAACCAATATCTCGTTAATAACAGAAGTCACTTAGTACTATCCAATATTGAAATATATGGTAATGGTACTGCTAAAACAAGTTATATTAACTGGATTGTAGATTATCAGAAGCAGCAGGGAATTGATGCTACTGCTGACACTACTACGTTGCTGAATAATTTGGATGTAAGACTGGTTTATCGTTTAGCCGGATTTAGTGATAAAAATTTACTACAGTTTTATGTAGAAAAAGGATCACCTAACAGTAACAATTCGTCATTATTAATTCCAGACGAAAGTTACAAAATTCTACTGTACAATAATCAACCGTCAGACAGAATAATGTATAGTGGCGTCATAGTGCAGCAGAATGATGGGTACTGGACAGTATATGGGAATTCACAACTTTATGCTTATTTTACCATTGCGAATCCATTGATAGGAAAAGGAACAACTAATCTTACAGTTCAAAATATTTCCGTAAATTTATATAGAAATTATTCTGCCACTCAAACAGATATCGTCCCATATGGGACAAAATTCTACAATGCACAAGACCTTGCGCAATTTTTAATGTGTTATGGTAAATATCTTGAAACACAAGGAATGTTATTTAATGACATTCAGAATGGCATACAAGTAACTTGGACGCAAATGATCCAAGAGTTTCTTTATTGGGCACAGACTGGATGGAATATTGGCAGCATTATTACATTGAATCCTGCAGCAGGCTTATTGGAAATTAGTCCACAGAATCTACTGGTTCAACCGTTGACCATTCAGGACCAAAATTTCATCCTGAATCAAAATCTTTATCCTATTGAAAATAAAGATTTAGCAATATTTCGTAATAACAATTTGTTTAGTGTTAAAACACAAAATGTTGGCGATGCTATGGCATACGGACAATTTGATATCAGTAACTTTGAGCACGGTATTGTGTTTAATAATTTTACATTATTCAATGACGTAATCTATAACTTAGTGACCGGACTAAGACAAGACCGCATTTTCCTTCGTGGAGAAAAATCGGCTGAATGGAACGGGACAATGTATGCTGGTGGATTTATTCTCAATCAGGATAATGTGCAAGAATGGGACCCAGCAGTGAAATATACGCGGGGTTCGGTAGTGCTTTATAAGAACAATTATTATCAGGCACAAGTTGTGGTAAATCCTGCAACTCAATTTAATCCATCTCAGTGGAAATTGACCAATTACGAAGCAATCCAAATTGGCATGCTTTCAAATCCATCAACGAGGGCATATGAAAGCACATTATTTTATGATATCAATCAAGCAAACCTTCATGATGATGCCGACACACTTGGGTATTCACTGATTGGCTACCGACCAAGAGATTATTTGGCATTGCTTGATTTAACTAATGTTGCTCAAGTTCAGGTTTATCAGAATCTGATTATTAATAAAGGAACTTTAAATTCAGTAAGTGCATTTGAAGGTGCAAATTTACCAACTGGTGGCATCAACTATTCAGTCAATGAAATATGGTCAATACTGTCCGGAAAATTTGGCGGAACTCTAAATAATAATTTTATTGATTTTTCCATCAATGCTCGTGACATGACGGGAGACCCATCAATTGTAAGTTTAACAGACGGAACCATTAATACTAACGGCGCAATGCAAGAGATTCCATTGAATACGCTGTACAACTATGGTACTCCTATTTCCTCTCCTAATTTTTTGCCTGTAACCTCTAATCCTTCAGTGAATAACACATACCCAAATGCTGGGTTTGTAAACTTCAACGATATAACACTAGCATCTTACTATTATGCAGGTCTTCCCCGTGCAACCAATTCCAGTGGCGCTATAGTGCCAATTCAGAATTTTTATGTCGGACAATATGCATGGTTGGCAAACTTTATGCAGGATTGGGGAGTTTATTCTTGGGAGGTTGTCGGACAGATATTACAGGTTCGTAATAATAACAATTCTACCGTAACATTAACTTTTAGTGCTCCTCACAATTTGGCTAGATTGCAGTCTTTGTCTATTGTGAATTTTGCATCTAACGTAAATGGTTATTATATTGTCATTGATGTTCCAAGTATATATGAAGCGGTAATTAATTTAAACCTTAATAATACTACACAAAATTCAATTCAGGGATTAGGTATCGGGTTGACATTTAAGTCACATCGTGTAACTAATCCATCCGATATTGGAAATCTAAATCTCACTCAGGCAGACTTCATTGATAATTTGGTATGGGTAGATAACAATGTTGATGGTAATTGGGCGGTATTGCTTAAAGCTAACAACTATGTTATGCAGAACACACTTCTTAATCAACCGGTATCAACCTCCACATTTGGTTCAGCAGTTGCCTACACTCCTGATATCGGATATCTTGTTGGCGATGCTGCCGCAGGAAATGTCTATAGATATGTACTCAATTCATTAACTCAAGAATATGAAATTTACCAGACAATTACTAACGGAACATCATTTGGTTCTGAAATTTCGTATTCCGCATCAAACGATATCTATGTCGTATCTCAGCCCACAGGAACGCCTGAGGTATTCATTTATACACTTAATAATAGTCCATTAGGTGACAACCTGATTCAATATCAGAGTGCCATCACAGCGCCGGGTGGGGTAACCAACTGGGGCAGTGCAGTAGCAATTTCTGGTGATGCAAACTGGATTTACATTTCCGATATTACAAACAACAACATCTACGTTTATCGTAGAGACAATATTCCTTTGCAGGCTGGATATTTTAATACAGGCCAGACTTATGTAATTACCGAACTTGGTTCAACAGATTTCACGGCAATTGGCGCTTCATATAATGCGGTCGGAATCACCTTTATTGCCACTGGAGCGGGCACTGGATCAGGTACCGCAACTCAAGTAACATATCGCTATGCAAGTGAAATCACTGGATCAACCTATGGGTATACTTCGGGGGATAATTTCAGCGCCTCTCTTTCAACCAATCAAGACGGTAGCATATTGATTGCTGGAGCGCCACTCAAAAATTATAGCATGACTATTGAAGATTGGGGACAAGTGTCTGTATTGAATCGCACTGAACAGAATTTCCAAGTGCAATCAGGTCAAGTTCCTAACCAGACATCAGTGTTCCCGTTGGCTTGGACTCCTGTCGCGACCGCTACTATTACTGCTAGTGCTACAAACTCATCCAATGATACAATCACATGCAGCACGAGCATGAGTGCATATGCCGTAAATACCCCAATAGCCTTCACTGGTGCGTCATTGGCTGGAACTGGTATCAATGCCGCGCGAGTATACTACATCGCTTCTATATCAGGTAACAATATTACGATAAAAACAAGCCGTATTACCACAACTGTAGTAGATTTAAATAGTGTGTCATTAACTGGCGTAAATGTTTATGTTCAAGTGACACCACTGTATGTATCTGTTAACGGCACGATTGTTGATGATAGTAACTATGCAATAATTGGCACCAACTTATATTATTATAGTAATTTAAATGCTGGTGATATTTTAAATGTCAATGACAGTAAGTTTTTCTTAGCTCAGACATTTAATTCCAATTATCATGACCGAACAGGAATTCACTTTGGTTATGCTGTCGCAAATGCTAATAGCGGTTCTGATATTCTTGTTGGATCGCCATTTGAAATAAGTGACATTAATGGTCAAGAAGGAGCAGTTTATAAGTTTTCAAATGGTGGTGCCAAGTATGGTGTTGTCGTTGGGACTACTGGATGTAATATTGTTTCTTCAACAACAGTTCTGATCAACGGATATGCGGTAAATCTTTCTTCTGGATGGACGGCAATTCAGGTTGCTAATGCAATTAATACCTCAGGTTTGATTAATATTCAGGCTGCTGCCACTAGTAATAATAATATTATTATTCAGTGCATTGATAGTGCAATTGCGCCAGTTAATAAAAAGTTAGTAATCACTGCATTTAATACTACTGCATTTTCTGAATTGGGCTTCCAGCCATACACAGAAACACAAGTACTACAGTGTCCATATGCTTCTGGTCCAACACAATTTGGTACTAGTATTAAAATTGACGCGTTCAATAATATGGTGGTTTCAGCACCAACTGACACTCGTTACGAAGGCACGTTATTTGATTTTGTAGATGCTTTTAATTTAAGCAACGATACCGTATTTGATAATAATGCAACTCAATTTGTTGATTCATATCCAAATGCAGGCGCAGTCTATCTCTTCCAGTATCTTGCTGATTATAATGAAAGCTTGACAACACCGGGACAATATGTGTACGCTCAGAGTGTCAATGACAATTCAACATCATATGGTAACTCGCCTATGTATGGTACTGCTCTTGATATTAACGATAACACAATTGTTATTGGAACTCCAAACTTCTTGACTGGTGTAAATAATGGTCAAGTTCTGGTATATACAAACCCAACAGGTGTTCCAGTCTGGTCCGTATATAGAAATTCTGCACCAGTGGTTGATATCAACTCCATTCAGAACTCACAACTTTACAGTGCAACAAGCAACCAGACCCTTGTAAACTTTGATTACATGGACCCATTACAGGGCAAGTTGCTTGGTGCAGCCCGCGAAAATCTGGATTACGTTACAAGCGTTGACCCTGCATCATACAATAGCAATCTTGCTAATAACAATGGTAACATGTGGGGCACTGCACAAGTCGGTCAGCTTTGGTTGGATGTAACTAATATCCGATGGGTAAACTATCACCAAAATGATGTAACATACAATAGTAAATATTGGGGATCGGTATTTCCGGGTTCAGATGTCGCAGTATATACTTGGGTAGCAAGTTTCTCTCCGCCAAATAAATATAGTGGTTCAGGCAGCGTATATGATATCAATAAATATTGCGTTGCAAGCGTATTGAATTCTTCAAACGTTGTTTCTCCAGTTTATTATTTCTGGGTACGCAACACTAATATTATATTTGATCAGAGAAATAAATCATTATCAGATTCAATTGTATCCACATATATTGCAAATCCGTCTGCGTCCGGTATTCCATTTGTTGCCCCATTGTCTCCAAACACGATTGGGCTTTATAATGCATCTACATTTTTTAACGGAAAAGATTCAATATTTCATATCGGATATTCAACTGCAAAGGCACAAGACGTCTCACATGAAGAATTTGCACTTATTAATCAGGGCGATCCTAAAAGTTTCCTGACCGGTTTTCCTCCTATAGTGAAAAGACAGACAACAGTCGCGACATTTGGAAATAATTTTAATTATACAGGAATTCCTACTGCATTGTATGAAAGGTTATTGTATTCATTTTCCGGATGTGATAAATCCGGAGCAGTTGTTCCTGACCCATTCTTGCCACTTGCGGTGCAGTCTGGCGTAATGTCCCATCCAAGACAAAGTTTCTTTTATGACAGATTTTTAGCACTTAACAACTATTTAACATATGCTAATAGTATTTTAATTCAATATCCCATCGCTGAACTAAGACCGGACTCTACGTTTTTGTTTGCCTCAGGTGAATATTACACTACGTCAGATTATTGGTCATATACAAATTGGTGGGCTGCTGGATACGACAATAATACCAAATCGCTTTATCAGGTTCCATATTATGCTGATCTAAAAACATTAAATGTATCTTCAGGAACTATTGTTACTGTATTACAAAGTAAAAATGGTAATACTGAAACTTATCGCTATGATGGTAATGGTGTATGGACTCGTGTCGGACTTCAGAATGGTACCATTCAGTTTAATTCTACATTGTGGGATTATGCAAGCGGTCAGTTTGGATGGGATGGAAACTTCTTTGATACTGGCGTATATGACGACTATCCAAGTCAAGAGACATATTATATTATCCGCGCACTAAATGAACAAATCTTTACTGAAGACTTACTTCAGTATAGAAATTCAAGCCTAATTCTGATGTTTGAATACATTCAGAGTGAAACTGTAGAATCCCAAAATTTCTTGCCATGGTTAAATAAAACATCATTACTTGATGTACAGCACACTCTTCGTGAACTTCTGCCATATGAAAATTATGTAACAGATAATTTTGATTTCTTGAGTGGCTATATTAATGAAACTAAACCATATCATGTATTGATCAAAGATTTCTTATATGATTATAAAGGAAATGAAGATTATGTAGGAAATCTGACAGATTTTGACCTTCCTGCACAATATAATAGCACTTATCAAAAATTTATATCTCCCCAGATTGTGTATGGTTTACCAAGTAATGAATATGAATATGCTAATACTGACAGCATTTGGTCAACTGCACCATATACTCAATGGAAACAGAACTATGGAGTATCATTGACCGGTCAGCCAGACTACTTGATGACTACATTAACTTCATATATGGATTTAAAGTCAAATAGCATGATAGTTGAAAATGCCAATGGTTTTCCTATTAATGGTATTCTAACTATTGACAATGAACAGATTCAATATAGTGCGGTTGATACGTCACTGAATCTTATTGCTGGTCTAACAAGAGGATATAATGGAACTACAGTGTCCAATCATTTTCCGGGCGCAAAAATCACAATAAATCTTCCTCCGGTAGTTCTATTGAACGGTGGCGCAGGATATGTAAATACTCCAAAGGTAACGGCATATATTGATACAACCCTTTATCCGCCTCCAACAGTTCCCGCACAACTACAAGCGGTTATGGGCATTGATTCCGTATTAAATATTGATGTAATTAATCCGGGTGAGGGCTATGCCATCACACCAGAAATTGTAATTGATCCGTCAACAACAATTTCATTTACCAATACTGCAATCAACTCTTTATTACATACTGTGGTTGTTTATGCACCTAACTTACAGACAGGTAACGTAATCCAATATAAGGCTGGCGCTGATAAGGTTGGTATCGGACTGCTATCAGATAACGAATGGTATTATGTAAATGTGTTACAGACGAACCCAACCTCTGTTATTGCATTGTATTCTTCATATCGCGATGCTATAAATGATAAAAATAGAATTCAGATATATGATAAGGGAACAACCAACACTTTAAGTTTTAACTTAGGTGCACGGGCATATGCCATTTCAACATCTTATCCTATAAGAGAAAATAATATTACCGTTAAGTTTGACAGAACAACTTACAAATCTCAAGTAATTGATTGGAAAGCCGGTGAGTATTATGGATCATTCTTTGCTGGAAACTACTTGAATATTAACCAAGTATCAAGTTCTTCCATTCAATTAGAAAGCGTCAATCCATCTATTTCTGGAATCTTGGCATCGGCACAAGGCGCAGTATTTGAAATTGTTAGCGTGGCTAATAATAGACAAACTGATTGGTCATCAACCATTAGATATGTTAGTGGCACAAGCAGTAGCAATAATGCTATCACCTTAATTCCACAAGACAATAATAACAACCCATCTAATCCTGAACCAAATGCCTCGGGAACGACAATTGGATTTTATGTCGGTATGCCGGTCCAGTTTAATGGTGCAGTGATTGGTGGATTAGTGGCCAATCAAGAATATTATGTTGCGCAAGTAATAAGTGAAACTGCATTTACAGTCTCCGCAACACAAAATGGTTCCGTAGTTTCTTTAACTACGGCAACCATAGGCTCAATACCAATGACATGTCTGACTGCTCAGATTGTTGATACTGCGGTTCTTGATATAAATTATCCCGGAATATTGACTGTTACTAATACTACCTCAGGAACCAATTATCTGACTGTCCCAACTAGTGTTATTGGAACTGGTGGAACAAGCAGTTTCTATCAAAATCTTCCAGTATTTTTCAGTGACGGTGTGATTGGAGGAGTCGTAGAAAATCAAGTTTATTATATTAGCACAGTAATTGATCAACAGACATTTACAATTTCTGCAAATGAAAACCCGCTGACTACTACAATGACATCAACAGCATCTAGTACTAATGTCATCACTGTGGGAAGCACATTCCAATTTAATGTAAACGATCCGATTATCTTTACGCAAATGACTATTTCGGGAAGCCCTGTAACCGCATTTGGTGGAATTGTGGCAGGTACTACTTACTATGTAAGTAATATTCTCAGTGGTACAACGATGCAGATTTCCCAGTATATTAATGGTTCTATCCTTACGTTGTCAAATGCAACTGGAACAGCATTGATTACCGACCAAATTGATAGTGTTCAATTAACTACGGATACTGGTGCAATGACCATGAACGTGTCGCTGCCAGTAAGTCCCGGACAAATAAATGGTCAAAAATTTACACTGTACGGAACATCTGGTCAATATCCGAATATTACTAGCGGTATTGTTGGAAATCTGATTCAGAGAAACGTAAATGCAACCGTTGCTAACGGTAATAATATTGTTGCTATTGATTCTGTTTCTGGTGGGACTGATTTGTTCTATGTTAATATGCCAATTCAGTTTGCAACTGCCATTGGTGGTCTTTCATCTAATACTACATATTATGTATTGACATATTCTGGTCAAACCGGGGTGAATAATATTCAAGTAAATGTTACCGGAACATCATCTGACGGAAATCTACTAACGGGCGACGACACATCATATATGTATGTTGGCATGTCAATCGTATTTTCTGGACAGGGACTTGGTGGCATCTTAACTGGCAAGCAGTATTTTGTATCTAGCATTGCCGATTCAACTCACTTTACTGTGTCTTTGACTAAAGGTGGTGCAACTCTCACACTAACTACAGACAATGGTACTATGACAGGGGTTGGTGATCCATATATTACTGTTTCTGCAACTGCGGGTGGCCCACCAGTAACTTTAAGCAACTCCACAACGGGTTCGGTGTTGAATCAATACATAACTTCAACTCCTACATTTGATATGTCGTATATTTTAGGTGGATACAGGGCGATAATCACTAGTGCTGGATCAGGGTTTGCGCTAAACAATACTATTACAATCAGTGGAACGGTCCTTGGTGGAACAACGCCATTAAATGATGCAGTATTGCAGGTTAATAATATTAACTCTTCTGGAGGAATCACGAGCGTAATCTGTTCTGGAATCGTGCCATATCCATCACTGACATGCTACTTAAAAGTGATATCCCCAAATCAAGTTGAAGTATATGCTAACCCATCAATGACTGTGCCGGTAAGTGGAATAAATCTTGGTTTTGGTGGATTTACGATTGATACTGTAAATTCGGTCACTGTATCAAATAATTCATTGACAATTTCTGATACTTCTAAATTTAGTGTTAATGATGCAGTTGTGTTTACTGGTAATACTAGTACTGCAGTTTCTAATATCTCTCCATACTTGACATATTATATTTCTGCAATTCTTAACAGCACTCAAATTCAGGTAACAACAATTCCGGGTGGAAGCGCCATTACGGTTACATCAACTGCAAACACAAACTTCACTATTGCCAAAGCTGGAAGTTTTGCATTCTTGCCTGAACCATTCTTCTTTAATCAATCAATTGTTAAATTTAACGGCAGAGTATACATCTGCGTTGTTTCAAATAATGACAAAAACTTTGTAATAGGTAAATGGCAAATTCTTGACTCTGATGATCCACGATTGAATGCAATGGATAGAGTAATTGGTTATTATGCCCCTACAACAAATATGCCGGGTGTTGACTTAACTCAGTTATTTGATGGAGTCACGTATCCTAACTCAATTTACTATGGTAATGAATTCCAGCCATCACTACAGTATCCATTGGATACGGTATTACAGGATCAGCCATTTAATAATACTGGACTGCCTGTACCAACATATGATGTTCAGGGTGCACCATTCCAGTATGGATACGGTCCCGAAGAATTGGTTCCGGGAGTAGTAACAGATAACGTTGCGATGACGGTCGCAACTCGTCCGGGAACCGATTGGAACATTGAACAATACGGTCACTCTGGGTATAATGTGGTGTCCAAGAATCTTGTCCCAACCTCCGGAACACAGGCGACATATAGTTTTGCTGGAATCGCTCATTTCCCTGCACAAATCTTTGTACAGACAGTGGGTGTAGCATCCGGACTAGGAACAACATTAAATAATGGCATTGATTATACGGTTAATTGGATTAATAAGACCTTTACTCTTACTAACCCGCTTCCATATCCTATTACTGAAACGATTCGCTTAGATGTATATGAAGTAGGAAATGGTAACCAATTGATTAAATCAAATAGCAATGTTGATCCTATTCGGGTTGATCCGGTATCCGGATTTAATGAAATCTATGTAGACTGTAATTACAGTGCGCCAATCTATCAAGGAAGTGGTGTAATACAGCCGGGTACATATGATATTGATACCATTGCAACTCAGACTATCAGTAATGGTAATGGAATTCTATGCAATAATTTATCAAATCTGTCTCTTAATTCACCAATAACATTTGAAGGGATAACTTTTGGTGGAATTAATCCAGACACTGTATATTATGTAAAGAGTATTAGTAAAGCAACCAATACAATAACCATATCCGCATCGTTCAATTCGGCTACTGGACAGCCTGGTCCCATTTTAGATGTCACTGATGCAACAGGAACCATGTATGTAATTGTTCAGGCAGGAACGGGATTGACATGGACATCGCCAATAATTTATCATAATGGTACGAAATTAATTGCTGGTGGCACAGATATCGTTACTAACACTACTACTGGAACTAACGCCATAACAACAAATTCAACTTCTAGAATGGTAGTCAATACGCCTATCACCTTCAGTGCAAATATGTTTGGACCTGACATTGTTCCTCTACAAAGATATTATGTGGCACAGATATTAAGTAGCACAACCTTTACTATATCCGCAACTCCATCGGGTCCAGTATTATCGCTGACTACTCAACAAGGCGGCGCAACGTTCGTAACATATGATTATGCCTTTGGTATCCAACCAAATGGAACTTCTGCAATGATAATTTTCTCAACAGGAAATTATACAAATAATTCTGATTATCTGGTATATTCATTATTTGGTCAGACGTTACCAATCCAGTATGGATATACAGTACCTGAAACTCAATTGTTTACTGGAACTGGTTCTCAGACGCAATTTGCTTTGTCTAACTATGTTGGCGCAGGCAATCCATCTAACGCAATTGTAGAAGTTAATGGACTACGAGCATCGCCGTCCACTTATACAATTGATCCAAGTGCCGACACAATTACATTTAATTCTGCGCCATCAAACGGGTCAGAAATAGGAGTCACTACATTTAATGATACTAGAAGACAATATTTAAATACTCAAACAATTACTGCGACAAATTCAAATATTGTTAGTCAGATCGTAAGTATTTCAAATAATATTACTTCTCCATATGCGGTGACGGCATCTAACGCAACAACTTCTGGTACCAATAATATCACAGTTGTTAGTACTTCCGGATTCGTGGTTGGTCAACCAGTTACTTTCCAAGGAACTAGTTTTGGGGGAATAGCTACAGATGGAACTGTGTATTTTGTTCAAAGTATAGTGAGTTCTACCGCATTCAGAATTTCTGCAACTGCCGTTAATGGTGTACCGGGAAGCGTGTTTGCTGTGACTACTGCCACTGGTGAAATGCTAGTAACTGTTGGAGGAACACCAGCCGTTCGTGTAACCACAAACGGTACCAACTACTTTACAGAAAATCAATTAATCAGAATTGATGGGACAGTAGGATCAAATCAACTTAATGGAAACGAATATTATGCAAGAATAATTAATACCAATGTATTTGACTTGTATACTACTCCATTCAGTGCTGCATTAAATGCAGTCAATAACCCAGTAACACAAATATCATCCTACATAAGCGGGGGATACACTTGGGTAGCAGGTTCTTATTATCTAGTTGATACTACAACGTCATCAACTTCGGTTTCAAGTGGTGGAAACAGTAATGTAATCACCGTGGCGAGCACTGCTACTCTTGATTATGGAACTCCTGTAGTGTTTACTGCAACAGGTTCAGCAGATGGCACAAATATTCTTGGTGGATTGATTCAGGGAACAGTATATTACGTAAGCACAATTTATAGTCCAACTCAATTCAGTGTAGCATATTCACAGTATGGCACAAACGTAACCCTGTCTGATGCAACTGGTGTGGTTAACGTAACTCAGTGGGAACAGAATAATCCTGATCGTCTATGGATTACCATTAATGGGTATAGAGTCCCCTCATCAAGCCTCAGATTGTATCCATCAAATGAAGTTGGAATTCTGACGAGCATTACATCAGGATCAGCCGTAATTATGACTAATATGATTCCGACTGCAACGCCGAATGGTGAAATCTATATGAACTTCATTAATGAGTTAGGTCAGGCATCAGTATATAGAGCAAATAACCTATCAAGAACTTGGTTGACTCAGCCATTATATCAAGAAAGTGATTTGGTTTATATACAAGATTACCGTGCAGTAACTAATAGTGTTACTCAGACATCAATAGTTCCGGCAGCAAGTGGCGGCGTTTATACTATAGGATTGACTGGTGTAGATAAAACACTCATTACCGGTATTTCTGTATATAACAATACTACTAGAAAGTATATAAGTAGTTCTAACTATCAAATCACGATCATTGGTTTGGCACCAGAACTAGTAATTAATACTGGCAGTTATATTAACGCGGGCAACTCACTGACAATAACTACATTGATAGGCAACACTATATATATTAATGGTGAACAAATTAAATTCAGTATTGTCAATACTGTAACTAATACACTTGGTGGATTGCAGCGTGGGGCAAATGGCACAGGCGCACAGGTATATATTCCGGAATATGCTGATGTATTCAGCATATTGTCAGCAAACAAATTGCCAGATACTTACTATAACCAGACATGGAATTCATATGTATACAACCCAACACTTGGTGATCCATTGCAGATTAGTCAAACTATTCCTGCAACATTCTTAGAAGTGGATATAACTTAAATGATAAATAGTCAGATGAAAAACACAGAAAATAATCCTAATAATCAAAAATCAGGAAAACCAAACGAGTTTGGGGGAATTTATTTTTCCTCCAGCGTAAAAATCTTTGATCCTAACTCTAACGAAGTTATATTGCAAAAAAGAGGGGATGACTAATGTCAGTTGTCAACCTACAATATAAAGTTGAAGGCTTTATTAAAATCTTTGATCCCAACTCCGGTGAAGTTTTTGTAGATAAAAAAAATGCAATCAATTACGAGACGATGAGCCTTGCTCTTGCAAATTCACTCAGTGATCGCGGTTATGGTCAGATTTACCAAATGGCATTTGGTAATGGCGCGGCAGCAGTAGATGAAACTGGGGTCATCACTTATCTTCCACCAAATACAACTGGGTTAAATGCTGGCCTGTATAATCAGACTTATGCTAAAATCGTAGATGATACTAGTGTTTTTAATCTAGACCCAACTAGAAATAAGATGACTGTATATCATACTACTGGCAATTTGTATACAGATATTCTGGTACAGTGCCTACTTGATTATGGTGAACCATCCGGACAGCAGGCGTTTGACAATAGCACCGCATTAGTGTCAGAATATACATTTGATGAATTGGGTCTACTGGCAAATTATGGAACTGACAGTAACGGAAATCCTATAACTCAATTGTTAACTCACGTAGTATTTCACCCAGTACAAAAGTCATTGAATAGGCAAATTCAGATAGATTATACTGTCAGAATTCAGGCTCTTACCAACTTGGTGACAATTTAATAACAGGATAAGTAAATGTCATATATTATCTATAAGAGTGACGGAACAACACTATGTAGCATTTCAGATGGTACTATTAATGTCACCTCAACGTCGCTTGGTCTTCCCGGCAGATTATATCCGGGATATGGACAAGTATTTGACACGAACTTTGTGCACGTAACTGAAAATTTTGCAAACAGTTCTCCTCCGGCAAATCCGCTCAGAGGTCAGTTTTGGTATGATACCGGTAATGCCGTCATGCGTGTATCTCCGATTGACAATGAAGCCACCACATCTAACTGGATGGTCCTTTCAACTTTTGACTCCAATGGAAATCTTGGACATTCAGGAAGTTTTTCTGCAAACAATTTAAACTTAACAAATAATGTGTATGCAAACAATACATTTCTGTCTGGATATGCTAACATCACCCAAGGTATATCTGCAAATGGTGCATATACTGGTTTGTTCTCTGACGGCATTGTAGTTGATTATGTTGTAGCTAATGGAAGAATCAGTGTTGGAACATCCGATGGTATAAATTTCTACAATAATGGAATTGGTGTTAATAAGATTTTCGGAATTGATGCAAATGGAAACATTACCTCAGGCAATGCCACATTAGGAAATTCTGCGACTGCTACATATTTTACTGGAACATTAACAACACATGCTCAGCCAAATATTACGTCTGTTGGAACTCTGTCTAGTTTGACTGTAGGGAATGTATCCTCCAATACACTGTTTGGCAATGGCACTATTAACGCAAACGGTAATATTACTGCAAATTATCTTTTAGGTAATGGTTCCGCACTTTCATCAATTACTGGCGCAAATGTAACCGGATATGTGCCCAATGCCAATGTTGCCAATACAGTATCTGTGGGTGCACAACCGAACATTACATCTGCAACTAATCTCGCATCAATCGGGACCATCACAACTGGTGTGTGGCAGGGAAGCCCAATTCAGCCGTCATATGTCGCGACTCTTAACCAAAACACAACTGGATACGCTGCGACGGTATCTGTAAGTTCACAGCCAAACATTACACAAGTAAGTAATTCATTTACTCAACTTACGTTTGCATCAAACGGAAGTATTACTATGAGTGGAATTTCTTCACAAATTGCTGGCGCTAATTTACTATCAGGAACATACCTAAACGGAACATTAACAACTCCAGCGCAGCCAAATATTACTTCGTTGGGCACGTTACAATCTTTATCTGTATCCGGGGCAATTTCAGGCGCAACTGTCAATGGTAATGGTTCTGGATTAAATTCACTGTCCGGTCCTAATGTCATCGGTACGGTTGCAAATGCAAACTATGCCCTATATGCCCAGCAATTAGTAGGTGGAGCAGGAGCATCCACTGCTGTTACAGTTACTGCAAATGCTCAGCCAAACATTACATCTGTTGGTACATTAACTGGGTTAGTGGTTTCAGGAAATATTACCGGAGCAAATCTCAACGGAAATCATTTTGGTAATGGTGCAGGATTAACTAACATCAATGGTGCGAATGTTACGGGGACGGTTCCTTATGCTGCTGTTGCAAACTCAGTCGCAGGCGCAAACGTATCTGGACCGGTAGCAAATGCAACCTATGCATCACAAGCAGGATCACTAACCGCTGGTGTCAATGCTACTACTGCAAACACTGTCACCAATGCATCACAGCCAAATATTACTACAGCAACAAATCTGGTCACGGTAGGCACGTTGAATTCTCTTGCGGTTAATGGCACAATTTATACGGCTGGATCATTCAGTGGCAATGGTTCTGGAATATCATACATTTTAGCAGCAAGCGTGAGTGGTACAGTTGCTAATGCAGCATATGCGACATCTGCTGGTAGCGTGTCGGGCGCTAATGTGATTGGAGCAGTACCAAGCGCAACCATAGCAACCTCTGCAACAACCGCAGGAACTGTAACAACAAATGCTCAGCCGAACATCACATCTGTTGGAACATTGACTTCATTGTCCGTAAATGGAAATATTACCGGAGCAAATATTAACGGGAACTTCTTTGGTAATCTGTCCGGGAACGGTGCGGCCATTTCATCAATTAATGGTGCGAATGTTACAGGAACGGTTGCAAATGCGGCATATGCAACCAGTGCAGGTTTAGCAGCCTCTGCAACAACCGCAGGAACCGTAACGACAGCAGCACAGCCGAACATTACATCTGTTGGAACATTGACTTTATTGTCCGTAAATGGAAATATTACCGGAGCAAATCTCAACGGAAATCATTATGGCAATGGTTCTGGTCTGACTTCAATTACTGGTGCGAATGTCACAGGAACTGTTTCTTATGCTGCCGTTGCAAACTCAGTCGCAGGTGCGAATGTCACAGGAACTGTTTCTTATGCTGCCGTTGCAAACTCAGTCGCAGGTGCGAATGTCACAGGAACTGTTTCATCTGCCAGTGTTGCCAGCACGGTATCTACAGGTGCACAACCGAACATCACATCTGTTGGAACACTTACAAATTTATCAGTAAACGGAAACATTTCTGCAGGCAATTTATTTGCTACGTTAGTATATGGTACAGTAGCAATAGCAGCACAGCCAAATATTACATCGCTAGGAACACTATCTGGATTGGTGTCTTCCAATACGGTTGACACAACTACGCCAAATAGTGGAGGAACAACAGGTGGATTAAGATTACGCGCAAATGCAACATCAGGCAATGCATATTTCCAAATAACTGATAGCACTGCCACCACTCAGTGGGGTTATTGGCTATCAAATTCTTCAGCAACTGCAAACTTGATATGGAGCGGAAATCTATCAACTGCTGGTACATTTTACGGTAACGGCGCAGGATTAGCAAATATCACTGGCGCAAATGTCACAGGAACTGTTTCATCTGCAACAAATGCCGTATATGCAGGGACGGCAGGCGTAGTAAATACGATAACCGGACCACAAGTAACAACCGCTTTGGGCTTCACTCCATATAATGCCACTAATCCAAACAATTTCGTGTCCTTAAGTGCATGGACTGAAAACTTCAATGCACAAGGTAATTCTGGTTTATTTTATGGTGGTACCAAAGGTGGCTGGACAAAACTTCCAAACGGTCTCATAATGCAATGGGGAAATGATGAAACTTATCATTCCGGAGAAGGCGGAGTCACGGTAACATATCCAATAGCATTTCCTAATATGGTATTATCTGTGGTAGCCGTTGATAGAGGAAATGCGGATGCTGGCAATGATATGTGGGTTCAGGTACCATACATCGGGAACACTTATTGTACTATATTCTATCAGGCATCATCTGGTGGTAATAACGGTTATGGTTATAGGTGGGTAGCATTCGGATATTAATATGACATATTATTATAGTCCTTCCGAGAAGGGATTCTATACAGACGAACTAGTGTATCCAAAATTTCCAGACGATGCAGTTAAGTTATCAAATGATCAATATGATAGATTGCTTAGTGAAATTAATAATGGCAATAAGGAAATTAAACTAGTTAACGATGAGTTGATCGTTGTTGATAGAATAATTACTAAAACATGGGAATCCGTGCGAAAAAAAAGAAATGAATTATTGAAAAATAGTGATTTTACTCAAATGCCGGATTATCCGGGAGACACGTTAGCATATGCCATATATAGACAGAAACTGCGTGACATTCCACAAACATATGACAATCCCGATAATGTTATATGGCCAGATGTTCCAAACAAAAAACTCTAAATAATGAATAAAAACAAGATAAATAGAACATCGGAGTGAATTAAAGATGGCATATACAATTTTAAACAGTAACGGAACTGTCCTTACCACCATCCAAGATGGAACAATTAATACTACCAGCACCTCTCTCGGTTTACCGGGAAGAAATTATTCAGGTTATGGTCAAGCAATTGATACTAACTTTGTTCAAATGTTGGAAAATTTTGCCGCAAACACTCCACCGCCAAATCCCATCCAAGGACAGCTTTGGTTTAATACCAACAATAACACAATGTATGTTTGTCCAGTTACGGGAGTAACTAGTGCATCCAGTTGGCTATCACTAACATCAACGTCTTCTGGTAGCACGACTTTTGGAAACATTACCGTAACCGGAAATGTTAATACTTCAAATTTATCAACATCCGGAACTGCCACAACTGGAACTTTAAATAGTGGATATCTCACTGTATCTACTAGCGCAAACTTAGCAAATGTCAAATTAGCAAATGCAAATGTTACGGGGACTCTGACTTCAGCCAATATTACTACAGGAAGCGCAACTACATCGGGAACACTGACTGGCGTATGGAACATTTCTGGTGGTGCCGGTGGGGCAGGAGCAACTGCATTAAATTTTGTGTCAGGAGGAATTCAATTACCTTCTGGAGGCACGTATGGTATCAAGTGCGATAACTATATGTATGCAAA